GGCGTCGGCGACCGGGTCCTCGTGACCGAGGGCCACTACGCCGGAAGCGAAGGGCGCGTCGTCGTCCGTCACTGGCACGACGCCTTCGGCATCATCGGCGTGACCTTCGAGGTCGACTTCGAAGACCACCCCCGCGCGAGCGGCTACACTCGACACTTCCAACCTCGCAACCTCGAAAGGATTGCATCATGAGAACCGAACGATACTACGAACTCGCGTGGAAGGTACGCGACAACCTCGACGACGCAGGCATCAAGCTCGACCTATCGTGTCCCTGCGACCGCGCCATCCTCTCGGAGTGCGGTCTCACCCCCGAGGAGACCTTCGAGTTCCTCGCCCTCTACGACGCAATCCAGGCGAACGAGGACGAACCCACCCGTCGCATCGTCCTCCCCACCACGGAGTCAACCCGTTGAAACTGCTGAGGTTACCCCACGAAGGTGGGGGGAGCTGGCTATAGATAGAAGTGAAGGACACGATGACGAAACCAAACGAAGCCCCCAAGACCCTCGGCAACGACCTCGACTATGAGGGCTTGTGGGTCTACTGGATTGAGAACCACGACTTTTCGCCCTCGACGGCGAAGTGGCTCGCCTTCTACCAGTTCACTGGCGGCAACGCCTTCGGCATGGTAGACTTTTCAGACGAGTATAAGTTCGCGCCTCGCGGCGTTTGCTGAGACCCAAACCCAAACCAAGGACAAACATCATGGACACCCAAGACATCGACACCTTCGACCTCCTCGACATCGTCGAGAACACCGAGCGGCAACGCAACGAGGTCCCCCTCCACGACGACTACTCTGAGGAATCCTCGCCATGAGTTGCGACATCTTCGAGAAGCTATGGAGGAACACCGACAACGGCTCCGCCCGCGTCGACGAGAACTTCAACTACACGAAGGGCGACGACTCGACGACCATCGTCTCGGAACGCCTCGACAAGTTCTTCGAGGCGGAACCCGTCCGCGCCATCGAGCAGGCTCGACCCTGCGAGTGCGGCGCCCCCGACGTGTGGAAGTGCTGGCACGCGACGAAGTCTTCCGACGTTCTCGGCGGCGGGCGAGTAGCGCGCAGCGGGCGCGGCTACGTCGTGTTCCCCGCAGACGCAGGCATCAACGAAGACATCCTCGACCTAGCACAACACTACTTTCCCTTCGTCCTCGACGAGCACGGACTGCCCCCCGAGGACGCGCGCGACCTTTGCTCCTACCTCTACGGCGAGGTCGAGTGGATGGCGGACGGTCGACCCTCGTCGGTCTTCCTCCCGCAGAAGGCGGCGCGATACCTCCGCGAGCAAGCTACCCCGACGACGGTCTCCGACCGTCTACTCGAAACCAACAACCAAGGAGACACCAATGTATAAGTTCAAGAAGACCACCCACCACGACCTCCTCGCGACACGCAACTCGCCCTTCACCGAAGAGGAGAAGCGCGACCTCGCCGACTACGTCGACCCCAACGCAACCCGCGCAGTCGGACCCGTCGGGCGATGCACCGAGCCCGAACTCGTCGCGCGCTACTTCGCCGACGGCGGGACCATCACCCGATGCCCCGACAAGTGGGCGGCGGGCGCGCTCCGCTTCCTCCCCGGATGGAACACGAAGTCGACGGTCACATGCGCGGCGACGCACATCGACAACGACGGCGAAGTCGGCTCCACATCCGCGGCGGCTACCTCCCGCGCGGTCCACTACGGAAGCGACGAAAGCGAATAACGATGAAGGACGAAGTCATCGGAACCGCGACCGACATGACGACCGGCAAGAAGTCGCCCCTCAAACGGGGGCGGCCTTGCGGTCTCGACGCGCACACCCACGCCCTCCTCGTGAAGGCGTTCACGCATGAGGCTTCGATTCAAACGGTCGCCGCGCAGTGCGGCATCGCCTACTCGACCCTCACCCGATGGCTCGCCCTCGGGCGCGGGGGCCACCCGGACTACGACGACTTCGCCCTCGACGTCGCGCAGGCGCGCAACGTCCACAAGTCGAAGTGGGCGGAGAACATCGAGCGCATCGCGGAAGGCGAATCCCCGCAGGCGCTACGCGCGAACGAGCGGCTCCTCGCTCGGCAGTTCCCCGACGAGTGGGGCGACCGCGACACCGTGGCCCTCGACGAACACAAGGCGAAGCGAGACGAGGCGGACTTCTTGAAGACGCTCACCGCGGACGAGGTCAAGTTCCTCCAAGCAATCAACGCGAAGCGACTGGCGGCGGATAACGATGACTGAACTCCTCGACATGCTCGACCGGCTCGGCTCGAACGAAGACGCAGCCATCAAGCTCGACCGCGACTTGTGCGCGCGCGAGGGGGGCTACCACCATTTCCTCGTCGAGGCATGGCACACGGTAGAACCCTCGGCGCTCATCGACGAACGCTATGTCGAGTTCCTATGTCGGCACATGGAGCAACTCATGAGGGGGAACATCGAGTCGGGTCGGCTCCTCATAAACATCCCCCCCGGTCACACAAAATCGATGACGATGGTCGTATTTCCGACGGCGTGGCTTTGGAGTTGGGACCCTACGGCGTACTCCATCTTCGCGCACAAGGACCAACCCCTCGCGCGCGACATGGCGCGCAAGACTCGGCAGTGCGTGACGTCTTCGTGGTATGCTGCGCGATGGCCGAACGTCAAGCTCCTCGACGACGCGAGCAAGATTGACCGCTTCGGAAACACCGACGGCGGAGGTCGTGTCGCAGTGACCGTGCGCCAGCAAATCACGGGCGCACATGCGAAGTCGAAGAGCGGCGCAGGGCTTATCGTTCTCGATGACCCGAACCGCCCCGACGAGACCGACCTCGACACCCTGAACGTCGAACGCTGGTATTCGGAAGTCTTGCCCACGCGGTTCTCGTCGTTGAAGAAGTCGCAGATTTGTATCGTGCAGCAGCGCATCTCGCAGAAGGACCTATCGCAGTACGTCCTCGACGGCGAGGAGAACTACGAGCACGTCAACCTCCCCGCGCACTTCGACCCCGAGCGGAAGTGCGTGACGTCGTGCGGCGAGGACTGGCGCACCGAGGAAGGCGAACTCCTCTCCCCGCTTCGCCGAGACGAGGCGGACTGGGAACGGCTCGCCGAAACCTTCGGCGACCCTCGCATCTCCCTCGCGCAAATCGAACAGCAGCCCACCGCGAGCGACGGGAACATCTTCAAGACGGACTACTTCGACGCGCGCTACGACGCGCTCCCTCGGTCCGTGCAGTGGACGCTATCCTGCGACCTCACGTTCTCGGGCGAGAAGTCGAGCGACTTCGCAGTGATTCAAATGTGGGCGCGTGACCTCGCGACCGGCAAGCATCACATGGACGACGTCGTTCGTCGGAAGATGGGATTCGTCGAGACGGCGAACGTCATCCTCGACCTAATCAAACGCTTCCCCTCCCCGAACATCCTCGTCGAGAAGACGGCGAACGGCTTCGCGGTTCTCGACATCCTCGACAAGGCGGGCGTCGAGAACGTCCACGAGTTCCAAACCGGGCGCAACTCCAAAGAGGCGCGCGCCTCGACGGTCTCCTACCTCTTCGACCGCGGCGATGTTCTCTACCCCCGCACCCCCACCTACGACCTCGCGGAATACATCCGCGAGATGACTGGCTTCCCCTCCCTGAAACACGACGACCAAGTCGATGCCACCGCGAACTACCTCGCGTGGATTTCCGGCAACACCCCACTAGACATCGCGAACGCCTTCCGCTTCGCGGGCAAGTTCGCACAAGGATTGAAATGACAACCACGACCGAAGACCGAAACGCGCGACGACGCGCGCTCTACGCTGAGAAGAAGCAAACCCGCACCGACGCGCAAGCAGGGGCGAACGCCCTCGCGAATGTCGCGGCGCTAAACCTCAACCTACGCTCCGACGGCTTCATCTCGCAGACGACCGGCGCAGGAATCTCGGGCGTGGACAAGTTCACCTCCTACACCTTTTCGGCGGCGGCGGACCTCGACGACGAGTGTCTCGCCGACCTCTACCGCGACAACGACATCGCGGCGAAGATTGTCGAACTCGTCACGAAGGACGCACTCCGCAACGGCTACTCCTTGGAGTCGGGCGACTTCTCCGATGGCGAAGCAGCGGACATCGTCGAGCAGGTCGAGACCGAGTTCAAGCTCACGAACGCAGTCGAGCGCGCGCGCATCTACGGGCGGCTCTTCGGCGGCGGCGCGGTGATGATAGGCTCCGAGTCGGGCAAGCTCACCTCGAAGCGCGAGGACGAGAAGACGATGAAGTTCCTCCGACCCGTCTCCCGCGTCGACCTAACGTCCGCATCATGGGACGCGGACGTCGCATCGAAGGGCTACTCGCGGGTCCTCTCCTACGACTACAAGACCGCGACCTTCACGGGCGAGGTCAACGGACAACCGACCACCGTGGGCGGCGAGATGATAGAGGCGCACACCTCCTACTTCGCCGAGTTCTACGGCGTGCTCACCACCGACAAACGCTTCCGCGAACTCGAAGGGTGGGGCGACTCCGTCCTCCGTCGAGCCTACGAAGCAATCAAGCAGTTCGAAGCAGCCTACTCCGCGGTCCTCCACGCGCTCGCCGAGAGCAGCGTCCCCGTCTACAAGGTAGAAGGACTTCTTCGGATGCTCGCCTCGGAGAACTCCGACCTCCTCGCGGCACGCTTCGCCCTCTTGAACGCAGGAAAATCAAACTACCGCGCCATCGTGCTCGGAGAAAACGAAGAGTTCGAACGAGTCGCAGCGCAACTCGCCGAAGCAGCGAACGTCGTGGGCGCCGCGATGAACCGCGTCTCCGGCGCTTCGGGGATGCCGTCGACCGTCTTGTGGGGCCAGTCGCCGCAGGGCATGAACAGCACCGGAACTTCGGACCTAGAGATTTGGAACCAACAGGTCGCGAAGGAGCAGACGCTCGAACTC